CATTGGTCGCTGTTCCAATAGTGGGTGCATCAGGAACATTTCTGTCACCTGAAGAACCGATAACTCCAATAATAGGCATTAGGCAATATCTCCTACCACTACCCAGTTGTTAGCAGAAAGTTTGATACAAGTTGCAGAAGAATAGCGAGTGCGTAGTTTTGGCGCTGTTGCTGTTGCTCCCGTTGAGTTAATTGTTGTTGTCGCAGGGGTTACAGCCTGAATTGTTGTTTGGCCTGCGCCAATCTGAATAACTGTGATTTGAGTTCCTACAGGAAAATCTACAGAAGCGTCTGTTGGAATTGAGAATGTATTTGCAGAACCAACATTCATGGTCACTACTTGACTATTATTAGCAAGCACCGCTGTATAAGATGCGGTTTCTGCATCAATAGTTAAGTTAATTTTCGGGTCACTCAATGTAGGACTTGTGCCAAATACAAGAGAGCCTGAACCTGTTTCATCTGTTACTGCAAAAGCAAGATTTGCTGAAGATGGTGTGCCTAACCAAGTTGCAACACCGCTTCCGAGAGATGTAAGACCTGTTCCACCATTTGCCGCAGATACGGGAGTAGAAAGAGAAACGGTTACATCACCTGATGTTCCGCCACCGCTTAATCCAGTGCCTGCAGTTACGCTTGTAATATCACCGACAGAAATAGAATCACCAAGAGCAACAGATGTGCCATTGATTGTGATTGCAGAATTTGTTAATGATGAATTGCTAATGTTAGAAAGTGTGTTGCTCGTACCGCTGATTGTTTTATTTGTCAGTGTCTGACCTGTGTTCAAATCTACGGTTGTTGCAGTATCAATAGAAAGAGTTACGGTTCCTGAAGTACCGCCACCGCTAAGACCAGTTCCAGCAGTAACGCCTTCAATATCACCAGTAACACCAGTGATGCTATAAGCCAAAGAGTTCCAAGCAGTAACACCATTGCCAATTTTTGCTTTACCCGTATCGGTTTCAAAGCCAAACTCTCCTGACGCAAGTACAGGGTTAGCAGATGTCCACTGAGCGGCTGTACCCCTGCGAATCTGAATTTGTGTAACGACTGACATTAAGGTGTACCTCCATCAAAGGACTGCGTTGCTGTGGTCGTGGGGTCGCCACCGTTGTACGGTGCAATGCTATCAAACACTCCACCGTCAATGTTTGTTACCGCAGGGCTGACTGTTACCCATGCGCTTCCATCATAAACTTTTAATCCGTCACTTGTGTTGTAATACAAATCGCCTGTGCGCAATGAAGGCGTGTTTATATCCGTTGCGCTCGCCGGAACATTTGTAGGTGTTAAGGCTAAACGACTCATGCAATATCTCCAACAACGAGCCAATTATCAGTGCTTGTTTGTATTGCTGTTGCTGATGAATACTGAGCGCGTAATGTTGGTTGTGCCGCAGTAGCCGCAGTAGATACCAAGGTTACGCCTCCCGCACCCTGAATAGTTACTGTACCTACTCCATAACGAGCAAAAGTTATTTCTGTACCAACAGGATATGCAACGCTTGAATTCAAAGGAATCGTTACAGTTACAGGAGAAGCATTAGATAGCGTAACTAATTTAGCGCTATCGCTCAATACTGTTGTGTAGGTAGTGCCTGTCTGCGCATTAGTTGCCGTGTTTGGTAGAGCAGGTAGATTTGTTGTTACTGCAGTTCTTGTATCTGTAATGTTTCCTGAATTGATTTGTGTTACCGCCGCGCCCACTGCAACAGTTGCTAAAGAAATTGAATTGGCAGGAGTTGCAGGCGCTGTAGGAGAACCTGCAGGAGTTCCCGCAACTACTTGAAAAATAACATCGTTATATGCACCTGAGTAATAAGCATCTTGCACTGTAGCCACAATCCGGTCAATACGCGGATTTGTCGGGTCTGCAGTTGTGATTGTTAATGTTGTGCTTGCATCGTTGTAAACCGTGTAAACGCCCATATTTGCTTGCGTTGTTCCAACAATCGCCGCCCAACCTGATGCAACAACTACAGACATACCTGCAGGAGAGTTAGCGCTTACTGCTAAAGAAGATGAACCAATAATGCCTGTGGTAGCAAAAATAGCCTGCATTGAAAGGCGGTCATTTTCGGCAGGGTGCGAGCCGTTTTGTAACCATGAGGGCGGGGTGCGTAGTGCCATTTATGCTCCTAAATGTATGCAGACTGCCATTCTACGACAGCCTGTGTTGTTCCTGCGAGAGTTCCAACACCAGTGAAGTAGAAGGAGTTGTTTCCTGGTTGTGCTGAAAACCATTCCGACCCGCCTGAGATTAAAGTATTACGGGCAGGTTGTCCATTCAATGTAATCAATTTATTGTACAAATCAATTACAAATTCATCAGAACTGCTAAGAGTGACATTGAATAAAAGTTGTGCGCCTTGGGTTGCGTTACCAACCTCAGGGTTGGTGATGGGTCCGTTGATTGTGATGGTTGGGTAAGTATCTGTCCACCCATTATTTGCAATGGTTGTGGTCAGTGTTCCTGAGCCGCCACCGTAAACAAGGTTATAGGTGCGGTTATAGATACGACCTGAAGGCACTGAATAAAGCAATGTTGCGGTCTGAACATTTGAATCATAATAGCGTGGGTCAGGACAGAAGAAATCAACCTGAGCAATAATCAAACCGTAGGTGTAATTAGGATTGACTGTAGAGCGTAAAGCACGCACACGGGCGTTAATTTCTTGCTCCATCTCGCCTTGTGCAAGCATAAAATATAAAGGAGTTGTGCCGCTAGTCTGTGGCAATAGAGCGCGTTGCAAGATATTAAAATTCTCTTGAGCGCTCGCTGTAGATGTGCCTGTAATGTTTAGGCTCATCGTAATATATCTGCCACCTAGAAAATCACGACCTGTGAACATGCCATCTGCATAACCACGGTTATCATCTTGATTGCGGATACCTGGCAAACCTTCTAATCCATCTACAGAAAGAATTTGATAAGGCGAGCCTGCGCCGCCAAATACTTGCCCGTTGAATGAAAATGAATAATTTTGGATTACTTGTGGCATCTTATTCCGCCGTCATTCTAATACCTGCGCGATATGCGTTCAATCCCGTTAATTGCACACCTGACTTTGTTGTAGTTGCTACTTGTACTGTCTGACCATATTTGACAACAGATACAAGTGCCTGTGCGGTTCCTTCAGGGTCAGTCAGATTGACACCATTGATTGTCACATTACCTACGCCGCCTACAGCCGCAACAGCCGCCTTTGCCGCCGCTGTGATTATTTCTTCTTCTGTCTTGTCATATTTAGCCGCAGTGGTTGCCAATGTTGGTGATGTTGTAACTGTTACGCCGCCGCCATAAACCTCAGGCTTTACCGTTGTAACTGGTGTTGCTACTGCATAACTCTTAGGCAAGGTTACAGATGAAGCCTCTCCCAATGCTTTGAGAGCCGCCGCAATCTCTGCAATCTTCTTTTGTAAATCATCAAGTTTCTTAGCCATACGCTCATTGATTGCATCAATAGCCTTTTCAAAGGCTTTCATAGCATCTTCAATGGCATCATTCAAAGCCTTTTGCGCTTCTTCTAAGGCCTTATCCATTTGCTTTTTGGCCTCTACCCTGGCCTTTGCTAATGTCTTGTCTGCCTCCGCTATGGCATCTTCAAGGTCTTTCTTTGATTCAGCCAATGCGTCTTTGAGGGCTTTATCAGCCTCAGCAAGTGATTCTGATTGTATGCGCTTTGCTTCAGCGGTAGCCGCTTCATAATCTTTTTGTGCTTCAGCCAAATTGGTTTTTAAGTCAGCATTGACAGCGGCGAGCGCTGTTGCAATTTCTTTTTGTGTGTCGCTGTACATCTCCGCTAATTCAGCGGTTGCAAAACTGGTGCTAGTAGAGAGCGTTTCAGCAATCTTATTCATGCCGCCTTCTGTGATGTCCTCAAGCGCCATGTACATTGTTTGTAATTCTTTTTGTTGCTCAGGAGATAACTCTTGAATTTGTCGGAGCATTTCCATGCCAGCCTCAGGACCAGCGGAAGCAATCTGCTCAATAAATGTTTGTGTATAACCTTTGCCCGCTAATGTTCCTAATTGTTTTTGAAAATCTTGCGTTCTGCTCAGTTGCGCTTTAAGGGTCGCAACAATGTCTAATCCTTTATCTTTAGCGGTGTCAAACAAATCGCTTAGGCTGAACTCAGTGCCTTTTTGCCATGCACTGCGTAGGCGCTCGCGGCTCTTTTCTACAATGTCAGCCAGTTTTTCCGCACCCTGTTTTGCAATCTCTTGACGCTTTGCCTCAGCCGCCATCTCAAGGCTTTTAACCTTATCGTTGTAAGCGTTCTTTAGTTCTATTTCTTTGCGATTGAAAGTCGCGTTAATATCCAAAATGGCTTGAGCGTGCTTCTTGCGTGCCGCTTCATCTGCATCTCTCTGACGCTTTTCAGCATCAGCCTTAGCCTCTGCATAGCGTTCCTCAGCATCAGCAATCTGTTCACGATAGCGTTCTTCAATCTCAGCCTTACGCTCAGCAAATTTTTCTTTCGCATCTGCAATTTTTTCATCACGGGCTAAAGCGGCATCAGCGGCATCTTTTTCTGCATCTGCCTGAGCCTCACGCCATGCGTCTAATACATCAGCCTCTTTTTTGCGTAGCGCGGTAATTTTTTCAAGGCGTTTGGTTTCTTCTTTAGACATCTCGCCTTTAGGGTCTTTAGAACCAGCCCAAACATCTTTAGCCTTTTTGCCTGCCTTCTCTGTTTCTTCTCCGGCTTTTTTGCCTTGCTTTGCTAAGTTGTCTAGGCTCTTTGATAATTCATTTGCTTTTTTAGCGGCCTTGTCACCTAAATCAGAAATACCATCAAGGCCTTTATTGATTAAATCCAAGCCGCCTTTTGCATATTTACCAACACCAGGCAGTTTAGATAATGCACCCAAGAACAAGCGCATTGGGCCTGTAACTATTTTTGCAATCGCTTCATATACTTTGGCGACAATAGGAATGATGCTTGCAAAAGCAGTAAGCGCCGCTTTCGCTACAGAAATTACAACAGTACGGAATGTTTCAGAGTTTTTCCATAATTTAACAAGGCCTGCGGCTAGTAAAGCCACAGCGGTAATAAGCACTCCTATAGGGTTAGCCTTCTGCGCTATATTCAATAATTTCTGCGCAATCTCTGCACGCTTTACTGCGGCGGTATAAATACCCCAAGCAATAGCGCCTGCACCAAGAACACCAATAAATACTTTGATTTCCGTAATGTTATCTTTTACAAACTTTACAATTTTTTCTAATGTTGGAAATACAGTGTTACGCAAAAAATCTGTAAATTTCATAAAAGCAGGTAATAAAGCAGAACCTATTTCTTGTTGCAAATCTCCAAACTCTTGCTTGAGTTTAATCATACGACCTTCAGGCGTATTCAACAGAGTTTTATTGAAATCCTCATAGGTGCTATTGAGGACTTCTACAATCGCGGCGGCACGCTCAGATTCAGAACCGTTAGAAATCTTTTTCTTTGTATCTTCATCAAGCACAAAACCCACACGGGTAAGAGCCGCAAAATTACCATTCAAGGCTTGTGCTAATCCGTTAGTCATTTGCTTGTAATCTTCAGATGATGCAGTAGCGCCTTTTTCTGCCGTTACATAATCCAAGATTGCAGGAGTAAGTTTGCTAATAGTCTTACCTTGCAAATCAAATGTTGCTAATTGAGATTGCGTAACAGTGATGTTCTCTTTAGAAGCAACGCCCACTTTTGATAATGCTTCAGCCTGTGCATTAAGAGCCGCTACTTGTGCTTTAGTTGCTCCGCCTGTCGTTAAAAGAATCTCGCGTAAACGAGTTTGTGCTTGTTCTGCTTCAACTGCGGCGGCTATAGATTGTCTGAAAAAATTTACAACTGTACCAGCGGCAAAAGTAACACCAATAGTTGCGGCAAGGCCTTTTAGTTTTGACCCAAAGCCATCAAATACGCTGTTGGTTTTTTCTACACTGCCATCAAGATTCTTCAGCGAGGCTTCTGCCTGGGCTAAACCTGATTTAAGTTGCGCAACATCAGCCTGTATCTGTACCAGGATTGGTGGAATATCAGCCATGTTATCCCCTCAACCTAGAAGCCAAATTGGTAGTAAATACTCTTGCCAAAGTTCCATTGGATTGCAAGTTGCTTGCCGCAGGTCCTAAGTATGGATATTTTACGCCTGGTTTCCATCTTGGGTGTCCAAGTTCAACAGCCCTGGCATAAACCATTGTTGCGCTAACTTCAACAGAATACATACCGTCAAAACCTTTATTGACCGCAGATGTTGTAATACTTCTACGCAGATTACCTGTTTGTACATTAGGTCCGGGGCGGCCTGAAGCATTTACTTTTGCTTGTCGCTCTACTGCCAAACCTGTCATAGAAATGGCGTATTGCACCGCCAATTCAATCTTATCTTCTGTTGCTTGAAATCCGGCAAGGACATCAGAAAGGTTGGTAATTGTTATGCGTGCAGTCATAACTAATTATCCAACCTCTCTGCCTTCACTTCTTCTGCTAGGGCTGTAATGGATAACAACCAATCTGCCGTTGGTCCTGGCAAGTTATCTACCTGTTCAGGTGTCCAACCAAACTTGTCTGCAAAGACATAGTAAGTCCAATACTCATCAGGATAATCAAACGCTTCATGGCGCTCGCCACCCTGCATTAACCATTTTAAGCGTTGGAGGCTTCTGTAGGCGCTTTTGGGTCTGCCTCGTTTTCAGGCGTATCAGCCAAATTAGGGAACAGAGCCTTTTGCGCTTCCTTTGTGTGTTCTACTAACGCGTCATAATCTGCAATTTCTAATTCATCAATGCTGTCTGCTTTGATTGCAGGAACAGGAGCAGTCAAAGACCATTCCTCAATTAGCATTGTAATTAGTGCATCATTCATAGCCATTGCGCGAGTTAAATCAGAGCCTTCAATATCAATGCTCTTGTACAAACGCTTTCTGTCACCGTAGCGAATCTTTGAAGCGTCTTTTAGTGTGACTGTTGCGCCTGATGGAAGTGTTACTTTTTTAGACATATTGCCTCCGTTGTTGTGCCTTCCTACCTATCTTACAGAGGAACAGGGGCGCGGGATAACGGGGAAGGCGTACCGTTATCAACCAAATCGCCCCTGTTCTGAGTCTATGTTATGCGTAGGTTCCTGAAGCCTTTGCGTTCTTCAATACCCATTCAATCGGTGAAAATCCACCAGTTGAACCTGCATCAGTTGTGTTGGATTGTGCATTTAGGTCAATAGTGACTTGTACAAAATCCTCACCGCGCTCAATCACTGCGGCTGTGTATGCGCCCTTTGTGATTGTCGCCTGTAGTTGTAGTTCTGATGCGCCTGAGCCATAGTTCCAGTTAAGAACAATCGCAGGCTGTGAGTTGTTTAGGAAGCGGGTCAATTCTGTATCTGCTTCCATTAGGAATGTAATCTTTCCAGTTACTTCCAAAGGTCCAAGGAAGATGTTGTAAGGATTCTGAGTTGTGCTGATTCCGTACACTGGTGTTACAGGGCGAGTCATATCAATGTTGCCTGTCATTGCAGTTGCAACAGTTGAACCGCCAATGCTTACAGCGCCGCGCCAAACTGGTGTTGGGAGAACTGTGCTGAATGATGGTGTTGGGTCAGATGTTGTTGCTGATGCCCAACCTGTTGTCTTTGTGTCGTACTCCAACATTCCATCTGCGTTGAAACGCAAAGAGAAATCAGAGAACTGGCAACCAGGATACTGACGGACATTTACAGCATAGAAATCTGTAAGTGTGTAAGAGATTGGCTGTGCATCTGCACCGCTTGTTGTGCTGTTAAGCAATGAAACAGTGTGTGTGTAAGGTGCGCTTGCTCCTGATGTTGAAACAGAACCCATGATGCCTGCGAGCGCGTAACCGATTGTGTCAGCAAATACTGCGCCGCCAAAATCAAATGTTGAGCGTGTGCGACCAGGGATATAGTTGTAATTCAAAACATTGGAACCGCGTAGCCCTTGGTCATAGAGCGGGTCAATAATGTCTTGTGGTTTTAGTGCGTCTTTAGCGACTGGGATAAAATCCGTTGCCGCTACTGGTGTACCTTTGGTAACTTCTTTAGCAATACCAAGGTAAGAGCGTACCGATGCTTGTAATGCCATTTATTCACTCTCCTGATTTCTTGTCTGACGCGGCAGACGGGGTTGTTGTTGGTGTTGGTGCTACTGGTTTTGCCGCGCCACCTGCAACAAAGTCAGGGTGGCTAAAACCTTCAGGCGCATCAACTGTGTCGCCTGGTTTGACGATTCCAAGCGCGGGAAACACGCGTTCCTCAGTTCCTTTATATGTGAGTTTCATTCATGCTCCTTATGCTTGAATCATCTCTGTCACTTCAAATTCTAACTCAGCAAAGATGTCTGTAGCGCCTTCTTTGGCTGTTGATGGTTCTCCATAACGACCAATAATGACGGGTTCAGCACCTTGCCAAACTAGAACTCCCGTAGAGTCGCCAAAGTTATGGTCACTGCGTAACCGTTCTTTGATGTTGTCTATGAGAATATCAAAATCACTCATTGCATATTCTGATTCAGGGTGCAGTGAGTGAACATATAGTTGAAGAATTACGGTGTAATCAACACGCTTCCAACCATTGTGTGCGCCGCCGATTGCCAAACGGTTCTCCCTTTCTTGCGCAATAAATACCACGCAAGCGGAACGGGTCATTTGTCCAGGCAAAGCGTTTATCTGAAAGTTGATGCGCTTTGGAAATGATGTGAAAACCTGATTGAGATTTTCTATCGGTGGGTTGCTGATGAATTTCGCCAGCGTATCCCGTACCCCTACGCGGCCTCCCATTAGCGAATCCTGCGATAGAGGCTGACCATATCAAGCGCCAAAGCAACCTCACCTGCATAGCGTTGATTGTTGCCAATGTTTACGGTTGGTTGTGTCGTTAGATTCATGGTCATAGACGCATCACCGCGCTGTTTGATAAATGCGCTAGTCATCAAAATTGTTGCCTCTTTGATTGCAAATGGCATATTGCTGAAGCCCGCTCCTGTATGTGCATGAGCCAAAGGTGCGGTTAATGGCACTGATAATGAACCATAGGTGTAATTGCTTGCCACCGTAACTAATTCGGCGTTAGCGCCATCAATGATTCTGTAGGTTTCACCGGGCAAGATTCCAGCGGCATTGAAAACAGTAAGAGTAGAAGCGCCTGCAGAGCCTGTGCAGGTAGTGTTTACATATCCTGCAATGTAAGTGTATTTAGTAAATAAAGGTACGCGTGGACCGTAGGAGCCAAATGCAAGCGGGCCTTGTGATGTATAGGTTGTGTTGATTTGGCTCAACGGAATAACAATTTGTTGTGTTTCAAACCAGCATTGTGATGGGTCGTTGAGTGTCTGCAAGTTGTTAGGACTTGTACCCCATTGGAAATTTGATAAAGAAATAATTGGGTTTTTGTTTGGGTGTAGGAAGATATAACCTTCACCGCTCATGCGCACGCGCTGTGTTTCTGTTACAGATTCTGCGTGCAAATCTTGATTGAGATACTCATTTAGATATGAGGTTGCGCGTAAGATTACGCGGGCTAACTCTGCATCTTGTGCGTTTTGATTGCCGCCTACAACTAAGTTGTTGTAATCAAGCGAGGTCGGGGCGTTTTTGTATTCGGCTACTGTTATGTAAGGTTGTTCGTTGTAGCCTGTTTGCGGTGTTACGCCCACTGCCATTGTTATTCTCCATCTCGCTGTGTGTCTGTGGCTTCATGTCCACAGCGCCCACATTTGCGGAACCAACCATCAAAGCCACATTGTACGCAAGTAAATCCTCGCTGTCTGTCGCCATGAGCATAAGGATTTAATGATGCCTCAAAAAAACCTTCACGCTTCATTGCTTCTGCGTGACTTTTGTTTTCTACATTGTATAAACCTGATTTGTCGGGTCTGTATTCTCTGCCGCCAATAACGGTTTCTCTTACGCCCCTGTCAGGTGCTACAAATCTTCCCATTTTTGCCTCCTGTTATTAAGAGAGAGCGCGACTTTTCAAATATGCCGCGCCCTCTCCTAACTATTTAGTTGTTATGCAGGAATGATTCCGTTTACTACACCATTCCATGCAGGAGCGGTGCAGAAGAAGGTTCCACGGAAGTATGTGGAGAAGTCGTATGAGAACTGTACGACTGGCCACTGAATACCCATGTAATCCTGAACCATGAAGTTTGCCCATACATCTGATACCTCAGTATCAGGAATTGGCAAGGTGAAGGATAGGACTGGGGCTACACCCTGGTTCAACCATGGGTGAACCATTAGGTCCACAGCCTTACCTGTTACTTCGTTCTGTAGTCCAGTAACAATGGAACCGTATGTAACGCCGTCTTTTCCTGGCTCTTGGATTGTCAAACGGTAGTTAGCGGTTGAGCCACTCTTGATTGCATCAGAGAGTTGCTTACGGTCATTACCATTTAGAAGAACTAGGTCAGGGTCAGCCTTTACATTTGAGTACATAGTTGCAAAGACATTTTGGAATTCAACGCCTGGGTTAGCAGTGCTGAATGTGCTGTTGATGTTATTGATTGCACCTGAGATTGCAGGGTTCAACACAGTTGGAAGAATTCCGTCATATCCGGTTGCGTATGCAGAGGTGTCTGCAGTTGCGCGTGATGCGGCGGCTCCTGTTGTGCTGTATGCAAAGTTGTTAGCAAGTAGTGAGGTTGTACCTGCACCGTTGATAACAGCGGTTGTTGCACCCTTAACAGTTCCCTGATAGGTGAGGTTTGCAAGGCCAGTGGTTGTACCAACATAGATGTTGTAACCAAGTGCGCCAGTAACAGCGGTCCAGGTTAGTTCAAGAACATCACCTGTGTTTACGGTTTCAGTAACGATTGCTGATGCAATGGACTCACCAAAGCCGTTTGCAGAAACACCTGCGTCTGCAGTTACAACTGCAAAGTAGGTTCCTGATGCAAGTGCTGTTTGTCCTGTTGCGGCTACAGGTGATGCGGCGCTAACGCCTGTTACCTGAGCAAGTGCGCCTGAGTAACCTGATGCGGTTCCTCTTGCGAATAGCATCATTCTTTCTTCCATCAACATTGTTGCATAAAGTGTTGAGGTTGATGACAACTGGCGTAGGTCCTGGTATCCAAGGCCTGAGAAGTTAGCATCAAATGTAACGCTATCTGATAGTGAGTAAGAGTTGTATGGCAACACTAAGTCATCAGCGGCATAAGAAATCTGTGGTCCACGCTCTAGTGAGAGTGAGCCAAAAGAGTTTGTTGTGCTTTGTGTGACTCCTGGCCAAATGTTTCCAACTCCGCCAGTACCTGTACCTGTGTAACCAAGAATTCTCTTGACACGGTGTGAAGTACCGACACCCTTCTTACGAGGGATTCTGTTGCGGAGAGGTGTTGGGCGTGGGGTAAGCATCTTTGCAGGTGCTTCCAAATCAAACGCCGCGAATGATGTTGATAGTGGAGAAGTGGTTGTGATTTCCTTCTGAATGTCTTGCATCGCCATTCTTTGTGCGGCAAGAGCGTTCTGAAGGCCACTCATTGCATCAGGAGCAAGCGACTTGTTTGATGCAAGTGCTTCCAATGCAGACACTGGGTCAGCCTTAGGTGCAACACCAGGAACGGTGCTTACATTGCTAAGTGACTTATCTAGTGTTGCAAGGTATTCCTCATGACGCTGAGCGGCTTCTACTGGTGATACATCACCAAATAGGTCCGTTGCGCGTGGCATTTCAGCCATTTTCGGATTTCCTTTCGTTGTTTGGTTTTACTTGCTTTCGGCAGTCGCTTTAGCAAGGAATTCCTTTGCTAATGTCGCATAGCCTTTTGCAAGTGTTGGGTCGGTTGTTGCTTGTGCTTTCGCGTTATATGCGGCGGCTTTTGTCAGTAAATCATTACTGGTTTCGCTCACTGGTTTTGCAGTGCGCTTTGGGCCACCAGCCACTGCGAGAGATTTAGCCTCAGCCAACTCAGTTTCCAAACGACTTGCCTTTGACTCTGCGGCCTCTTTTGCCGACATGAGTTCTGCAATGTCAGATTTGATTTTCTGTGTTGCGCTCTTGATTGCTTCCTCTACTATGGCTTCAACATCTACTGCTTTTTCATCAGTAGAAACTTCTTCTTTTACATCTTCTTCTGCAGGTGCTTCTGTATCTGCAGGAGCGGCTTCGTCAGCCTTTTCTTCTACAGCATCTGCTTCTGCAGACTTAGGTGTTTGGTCCGGTGTGTACATTTCTGCGGTTGTTACATGTGATGGTTTTGCAACATTTGCAAAATCATTGGTAACAGTTAAACCGTGGTCAGTGCCTGGTTGATTGCAACCGCACTCAAGGCACTTTGAAATCTCTGCAGACTTCTCTGCTTCTACAGGCTTGTCAGAATCTGCCGCCATGTATTTATCCCAACACTTAACAGCGTCATCATCGCCCATGCCTGCTTCTTTGCAACGCTTCATAAAGTCAGCGCGCTTCTCGCCTTTCTTAGGCTTCATTTCTTTTTCGTGCGCGGCCTTTTCTTCAATTACTTCTTCCATTACTTCTCCTTCTGCTTCCTCACCTGCATACCATGCAAATAGGTGATGAACTGCGGCTAATAGGTGAGAGAGCGAGGCTTCTTCATTGTGGCCATCGCCTAATTCTTCTGCTTCAATCGCAATTAGTTGTGCTAATGCTTGTCGTGCAGAATCATAAGTTTTCTTATCAAACTTCAAGAGGTCGCCACCAGCGTAAGCCTTAGATAGTTCAATAACATCTTCAGCGAGTATGTTCATGGCTTCCCTTTCGGTCATGTCTGATAATTCTAAACTATTAGCACTTTTTTCGGATTTCTTTTTGTAAGTTCCTCCGCGCTTCTTGTACTCACGGACCACCCAAGCATTTGCTACAGCGCTTGGGTAAACATCAAACTTTGCTTTGGCATCACGGACTACAGCGGCATATAGGTCTTTATCTGCAGGCTCGCTCTTTCCGCCACCGCGTAACATATTTTCGTAATTTGGCTTCTTTTCTTCTTTTTCAATCAATTCTTCTACTTGAATTACGGTGTCATCTGCACCTGCGGATTTAGCAAGAACCAACTGGCAGTTTGGATTGGCGGGGCGGTCCACAAGAGATACTTCAACAATCTGACCGTCAATGATGCGACCATTCATAGCGCTCTTGTCGCGGGTAACGCGTGGGTTTTTGATGCCGATTGAGAAACCTTTTAGGACTCCGTTCTCAACTTTCTTAACAGATACAGGGTCCACAACTAAGGCTGTAATGTAATGCCCATCTTCTTTTACTTCATATTCTTTAGCAACGCCTGCGGCAATGTTGCTGTGTTGCTCGCGGATATTGCCACCAGTCTTAAACCAGTGTGGCATTGCGCGCTTCAACCAATCTGAATCACAAATCTGTTGGTCAATGTCTAGGGAATCATCTGTGGCTTTACCGTACACAGTAAGAGTTCCATCTGAGTTCTTATCCGCCTTCTCAATCCCAAAGAATTGTGTAGTCAGATTAGCCATGGTTGATTTCTCCTTATTTTCTTGTTGTCTAATAATGCTCTTTGCCCACGACCACCCGGAATCGCCGCCCCATAAGAGCCACGCAATCTTTCCGTTAGATGGTGCAGAAGCGTTGTTCCAATCTTTGCCTTTTTTGTCCACTTCGTGACGGGCAAAAAAAGAGTTCATGCGCTTGATGGTTGAGAGAGATAACGCGCTTCCGTTAGCAATATCTCTAGCCCTGGCAATGCCTACCGCTGTACCGCCGCGCCCATGCTTCTTGCGTAATTCTAATCCTCTGCGGGCGTTATTGCGTACAGATTGCGGGGCTACAAAACCATCAGCCATTTAATCCTCATCTTCTATAACAGAAAACTTTGGTGTAACTGTACCTAATTTTTGCATAGCCTTGCGGCGTTTCTCCAATTCAATCTGCGCCTCTACCACTCCAAAATCAGCGGCATCAAAGACTGACTGTAATGTTTGCGAGGCCCAATCAATCTTGTCTGTGCAATCTTCTTTTGCCATTATTTACCTGCCCTCACTTTTTTGGCTGAATCTGATAAGTAATTAGTAGGCACATTGTTTTCATCTACTAACCAACGCTTATACATCTCAGGTAGCGATTCGTAATCTTTAGTGTTGTTTAAGGCTGTGACTAAATCGCTCATTGCGCGCCTGCTTAAAAAGCCTTGCAACGCTCCTACTCTGCGGGAAATCATTACGCTGTTCATGGCATCTCCTTCACTATTAGGGCTGTGCGATTCAAGATTATGTAGTAATCCCCATCTACTGCAGGGTCATCAGGGTTCCAACTGGTACGCGGATTGCGTATGCGGATTGCGTCATATCCATTTGCGGCGGCAAAAACTGAATAATCGCCATTGAAATCTTGCGCCCAATCGTAATGGTCAGGTACATCGTCATACCATTTACGCATCAATCTGCCTAAATCTTCTTGGTCAATTATCTTCGCTTCAGGACTTATGACCGCTTGTGTAACTTCTCCAAAAGGAATCGCCTTACCTTCTCTGTCCTCTTTGGCAAATTTCAAACCTATTTGCTTTTTGTTTGTGTAATAAGTGCCGTCACCAAACATGCCTTTTCCAACAAAAGGGTCCTCGCCTTCAAATAACTGCTTGATGTATTCGTTTACCTTTTCAGGTGATTCACCTGCAATGCCACGATAAAGAGGAACTGAACCCTGCATAACATATTTCTTGAATTCCTCAGCGTTCACAACTTTAGGTTTGCCATTGAATCCTTGTGCTTGCAAAATGTTCTTCAAATACAGATTCTGACCATTTCGGTTGTATGAACCGTAATCAATCTCGCCATTTTCTTTGACCGCGTAAAAGGTATTTGACTTCTCTTTAGTGAAGAAATCAAACTTGTTTTTGGCGGCTACATAGGTCGGAGCGACTACCGCAGGTGTGCTTACAACAGGCGCGGCAGGAGCCTTCCATAGAAATTCTTTAGCCATGGCCTGCACAAGCGGGTTGGTTGTTTGTCCATTGCTTAGGAAATACTCAGCAAACATTTCAGCGTAGAACTCTTTTGTGTTTTCTCCTGAGTATCTTGATGCAAACGCCTTACCTTCAAATTCTTTCTTGTATTCCTCAATAAGTTTTTTGGTTGTTGCGTTTTGGATTGATTCGGTGCGCGTAAATGAGCCACCTTCATCAAGCGTGTGACCCCATTCGTGCGCGAGCGTGTAGCGTCTGCCTGATACTTCGGCAATAACAGGCATCTTGTGGCCTATCTCTGCTCTGTTTGGTAATTCCATTTGTACTGTTGATGGCTTGAGCCAAATCTGCGCATCACCTAACAAAGCACTACCGTAGGCATTACCTGCATTAGAAGCAACATGAATAGTCATCTTTTGGCGCGGATTCAATATCTGTAATTGTTCTACATCTTTTAGTAATTGTTTTTGCAATTTATCTGACACATTTGCGCCTGCACTATAGAACTGCACCTCAATAGGTCCGTTCTGATACACAATGCCCTTCTTCACAAGCATGACATCAGCCTTGGGAATGACTACGCCTCTATCAAGAAATTCCTCAAGTAACTTAGGGTCCTGACTTGGATTTAACTTGATGTATTTATCAAGAACTCTTTGTTTTCTTTCGGCTTGTGTCAATACTCCCCATTGACCAGGTACAAATTCTCCCGTTGCAATAACGCGCACTGGTGCTTCTTCTACAGGTGTTGGTAAATCAGGTATGCCCACTGGTGGCGGAGTTGGTGCGCTAATGACTGTTGCTCCCGGTAGCGGCTCATCAAATCCGGGAATGACAGGAGCCAAAGCGCATCGGCAGTTTGGGTGTGCAGGTGGTCGCATATCGCCTGATGCAAATAGTCGCCCAATATCTACAACTTGTCCTTCATTCTGCGCACAAATCTTGCATGGGTCAAACACAAGCCATTCCATTTGTGTTAGTCCTGCTTGACGGTAACGGGTTTGTGTAGCCTGTGAGATAGCGCGGTTCTGCTCTGTAATGGCAATAGTCAAAGCGCGTGCAGGGCTTGCCACATGATTCATAATGTTTTTGGCTGAGCGCTTAGCATCTAAACCAAGATGAATCGCCTCACCAATCGCATTACCAATATCGTTCAGAGTTGTATCAGAAAAGCCTTTCCAGGTAAATCCACCTTGCGACTGTAATAACTTCAATGCGCCTGGTCGTCTGATAAGGATTGATTGCGCCTCATCGCCTGGTTTCCATTTAGACCAATCAATAACGCTTTGCGTATCTAGTTTTAATGCTTCTTTTGCTTCTTCTATCGCTTCATTAGCGGCGAGTTCCCCAAGTAAATACGCCTGACCCCACATCTTTTCTACAACTGCTTTGAGCGGTTCTAAGTTAGGGCGTATGTTGATGATTGCCCACGCTCTTGCTCTTGCCCGCTGTTGTGGCAATGGCAAAGTTAAATCAGGGGTCGTAGATAAATAACCCTGATACGCACGCTCTGCATCAAATTGTTGTCGTAGAGCGGCTCTTACAAGTAATGCGTTCTTAGCCGCTAAACGCGCATCTGCCTCTAATGCGCGCTCCCAAGTCATGTGAGATACGCTTTAGCGAGCGCTCTTGCGGTTTCTAAATCTCCCTCAAACGCGCAACGGTTCAGCGCTTCACCAACAATCGGGTCTAGGCTTTTGAACTCAAATAGTCGGGCGCGCTTTCCTTTTGATGCCCACTTCATAAATGACTTTACTTCAGCCCTAGTTTCTGCATCAACTTCTTCTTCCACTTCTGACGCTTCTTCAGGTGTGGGTTCTTCAGGCGTTGCATTTGCTGTATCAGGAGTAGTGGGTGCGGTCGGTGTTGCATCAGGACCTTCTAGCGTTGGGGCTGAGGTAACTTCTTTCGCGTTGATAATGCCTTCAGGCGAGAATAAAAAGATGTCAGAGCCTGCAACAAGCATTGGCATATCTGCTTGTGGTGTATCAAGAAGCGGCAGACCCATTTCTGAGCGGCGTTCATTGATTGTTTTACCTGCGCTCTTTACCTCAATATCCGCCTTCCT